GCGGACCATTGCGAATCATGTATTGCAGTTTGTTCGTAAGGAGTGTGCCGACTTCTTTCCAGGCGGCAGTCAATGCAGCATTGGTAGCGCGCTCAGCGATCAGGATTTTTAGAATATTCCTATCGTTGGTGTCGGCTTCCAAGAGTTCGATCATGCCTGCCCAGCCTCAGATTCACCGCGCTCAGTGGCCTGAATGATATCAAATATATTGTCTTCGTCCTGATTGTCGACTCGCAGCACGCGGAAACGACGATCACTCATCAGCACGAATACGTTGCCGGCCTCAATATTGCGCCAGTCGCTGCGATGACGGATATAAAACATATGCGTGGCGTGCGGATCGATTGAGGTGTTATTGAATCGCGCAACACCAGCGAATACGCCAGCCGTAGTGCTAATGGCACACCACTCAGAAGCGTAGGTCGTGAAAGTCACGCCGCTGCTATCCCAGTCATCAGGAGCTTGGCCGACAGCCTCACGATTCGCCAGATTGATCTTGGTGCGCAAATCGCCAATGCAAATCTTTACCTTGGGGAACCGCTTGATTACGCAGCTCATGCGAATACCCGCAGGATTCTGAAGAATGCAAGTTTGGCCTTGATGGCCTCGGGTATGCCGAGGATATTGCAGCCGCCGTGAGTCTCACCACAGCCACCGCAATCACCACGATTAGCATCGAAGAAGGCAATCAGCTCAAGAAGCCCCTGCTTCAGCGTGGGAGGTATTGCAGCCTCATTCGCATAGCCGGCATTGAACGTGACACGCAGAGGATAAGGCTCAAATGGATCTGGAGCGCCGAGACCGCGAATCAGATAAAGTCTAGCCTGATCATCGAATGGCTTCAGACGATAATCTTGGGATGCGATATTGACGGTCGAGGTTGGACCAATCAGTTGCACCAGCACTACAGCAGCATCATAGATAGGCGCACGACGGAGCCAGACATAATCATATGGGAATGCAGGATCGCACTTACCGAGTGAATCGAACTTGCCGACGACCGTGCGTGGCGACAAATAACGATTAGTGTAGCGCTCAACCATATCGGTAGCGTCGGCGATTATCAGCGTCAATTCTGGATCGCGAGAAGTATCGCCGACATCAATCTTCAGCCACAATTTTACAGTGGCCAACGCCACGGCTAGACCGCCCGGAGCTGATACCTCATAGCGGTCAGTCATTATTTAGCCTTGGTCTTTGTGGCGAGATCGGCAGCCTCTGGTTCGGCCTCAGCAACAGGTACTGATTCAGGCACCCCCTCGGCAACAGGTACAACTTTAACCCATTCGGCCCAGCCAGCCTCTACTAGCTTGAAGTCTTCAGCGGCGCCGAAGCTCTGATCTACGCCTTCAACCATTTCGACAACGCGAACGCCTTCAAGCGCCCAGCTGCCAGATTTCAAAAGCTTTACCATGACAACTCCCTGGAACTTAAAAGAAAGGGCCCCGAAGAGCCCCTTGCTTAATCACAACAGATTACACCGATGCAGCAGCCGGAGCATGCTGAGGCGTGCCGAGAACGGCAATCGCGCCCAGAGTACCGCCAGTGGTCACGCCGGTAGAGACGATACGCAGGCGCACGTAACGCTTCTTGCCAACATAGCCGATGCGGCGGGTGGCATTGTCATCGGTCAGAATGAACACCGCAGAGCCCAAAAGCTCTTCGGTAGTCAGCTGGACGCCATCAGACAGACCACTATCGTTGCCGTGAAACAGCTGCGCGGTATAGGTGCCGTCAGTCAAGGTGCAAGACTGGATGTAAAACTCCAGCGACTCAAAGTGAGCGGTATCGATGATCGGGCCATCGGTGTTGGTGCTGGTAGCGATAGCCTGAATGTTCAGGCCAACTCGCGAAGTTGCCTCGTTATGTAGATCGAAAACTTGAAACATGGCGACCTCCTTAAGGTTTGACTTTCAGAACTTTGAAAGCTTCGGAAAGGACGACCTGGCCGTGGTTGTAACGGTGAAAGGTCAGTTCGATGATGTTGTTTTTCTTGCGGGTCAGCTCGTCACGAATAACCATCAGGCCGGTGCGGTCGATGATGGTGTAGCCACGAGCGAAGTCCGCATAGACCAAGCTCAAGGAGTTAGCCGCAATGCTCGGCATGTCCTGCATGATCGCGTATGGAGCGCCTGCCAAGGTGTTTGGCTGGGTTGGACCAAGACCTACTTGCCACAGGTAGTGATCGTTGGTCGAGCCTTTCAGGGTGCGCAGGAAGGCCAGAGTCTGGCGGTTCATCGCGTACATCGGGTTGTAACCGACTTTCAGGTCACCGGACAGCAAGAGAACGTCGTCGCCGGTAATCACGCCGCTAGTCGAGGACAGACGGAAGTTCGCGGCGACATCGGCGTTGGCCAGGAAGCCTTCAGGCTGTTTGGCACCGCTACCATTCACGAACTTGGCGCCTTCAGTAAAGGCAAACGCCTCAGCCACGTCGCTCATGATTTCCGATTCGATGTCGAACTGGGAATCGATAAGCTGATCGTAGGTATATGGCACCGTTACGGTCATGCGGTATGCGGTCAGAGTTTCCTGGCCGTAGAAGCTGTTGCTTTCACCGCCAGCAGCCGCTTCGCCTTCATAGGTGGCGACCGGGATCTGCGTACGGGTTGGGATGGATAGGGTTTTGCTGCCGACAGTGCGAACGCGAGCATATTGACGCATCGGCGAGATCTCAGTGATCTTCTTGATGATCATGCTGTCGAGTTCTGGCATCGTCAGATAGCCGCCCTGGGTGCCGATGTCGGTACGCAAGGTGTTCTTCTGCTCAATGCTCAGCTGTTCCACGCCCTTCTGAACATAAGCCTGCATGGCCTTATATTCTTCGGTTTCTTTGTGGTTTTGGCCGGTCTGAGTGGTGCCTTTGCGAGAAAGCTCAAGCTCCAGGCCGTCGATACGCTCTTTCATCTCAAGCGCTTTCTTTTGTTCTTCGGCAAGTTTGCCGGTGAACTCTTGGTTAGCCTTTTCCTGCTTTTCGAGCGCCTGAGTGGTGGTGTCGACCATCTGCTTGAATTGTGCAGAGTCGGCGCCGTATTTCTCAACGGTCTCGCGCAGAGCCTTTACGGCACCAAGCGCTTCTTGGTTAATATCGGTCATGTTACTTTCCTTCGATTTTCGAGGTCAGGGTTTTAGCGAGTTCCAACAAGCTCTTTAGCTCGTCAACAACGGCTGATCCGGTAGAATCTTCCCGATTCCCTGACTCGTCTTCGTCTCGAAGAAAAGTTTTAAGCGCGGATGCTAGGCGCTTAGATGTTTGGTTTGTAAAGGATACGCCCGACTTGAATAGTTTTTCAAGGTCTCTTTCGGTCAGGCTTGCCAGGTCATCGACACGCATGCCGGACTTTTTGGTAAATGGCGAATCCAAGTTCATCTTGGCGTAGTAGCGATCAACGTTAGCAATTACTGAGGCGCGATCAGCGTCAGGGATATTGACGCCACCACGAGCGCCGCTTAATGCCGCAGCAGCCGCGAAGATTGCGCGAGGGACTGCGGTAAGTTTGCCATCAATTACGTCGGCAATCGGCAGTTTATAGGATCCGTATTCATCGGCATGATCCGAATCAAACCACAGGAAGGCCTTGCGATACTTCTCGCTTGGCTCATCAGCTGAATCAAGGAATGGCTTGACGCGAGCAAGTGCAGCGTCAGCACTCCATGCCAGATCGCGGGCAGCAAGTGGCAGATCCTGATAGGGAGTGGCCGATTTCATGTCGGTGATTTCTGCCAGCTCATTCATTGGCATAGTAACCAGCGAGATTTCCCAGAGCTTGAGAGCCTTCAGCATTCGAATGCCGCCCTCAATGGCATAATCCAGCACCGAATAGCCAATCGACATCGAGCCAATACTTTCAGCTTTCATCTGCGGGATTACTCGACCGCTGACGAAAGTGTCGGCCTTGGGTAGCCGGCCTTTAACGAACAGGCCGCGAGCATCCTCTTGCAGCTCGGTGTAACTCCCGATGGGCTCATCGCAATCATGCTGCCAGAGCGCCGGCAACTTACCAGTCTTCTTGCTGGCCATCAGCTCGGCAATGGTCTGAGTGAATGCGCCGGCGACTACGACATCATCCCCTAAATCGGTATTCCCGAAGGTCGATGCGTAACCTTCGAACATGAAATAGTCCGCATCCTCGGTGATTTGTTTTACCTCAAATGGAACTACCATCTTTTTCATTTTGTATCCTCAAAACAGATATTGAGCGCTGCAGCGACAATGAATAATCTCACGAATCGGCGCGCCCATCGAAGTATCACCTGGGTACATCATACTAGAACTTCCAACAGCAAAGGCTTCATTTATCAGCCTAGTTTGGCCATGAGCCGCATGATGTGTCGCACGAACTAGCTTATCCCTGAGCGTAATCCAACTTTTTTTTAAAGTGGATGGCTGTGCTGGAGGCACAGTAGGCCCTTGAGGACCGAGAGGCTCCAGCGGGATATTTGGTTCGCTTGGAATGGTCGGTGTAACTGGCGGCCGAGATGGCGGGATAACTGGAGGAAATGCGCCTGGCGGAACCGGAATTCCTGGGATCGGAGTTTTAGTAACGACCGACGCCTCTACGGCCTTCGTAGTTTCTGCCGCCGATTGCGTTTCAGTAACTGCTATCACATCAACCCGTACGCGAAGGATGCGCTTGAGGATTGCCACGGCGG